GCGCAGGAACCGGCCCCAGCGCCAGCCGACAAGCCGAAGCGCGGGCGACGCTCGAAGGGCCTGACCCCGAACGGCCCCACGGAGGCAGACGTGGCCGAGCAGACCGGCGAGGCGAAGGCCGGATGGTCCGCGAGCGACTTCACCGATTCGAGCGACATGCCAGAGCCGCCGACGCAGGTGCATTGATGGGCGCGCCTTTGCCAGTCGTCGGAACCATCGCGCTCGGGGACGGGCCGCCGCTCTCCAAGCGCGACAAGGCGACCATCAACGACACGGTACAATCAATAATGGCGCTTCTGAACGGGACGCAGCCAGACCTGTGGCCGTCAATTCTGTCCTCTGTGCTGGCCAGCGCTTGCCTAGATCAGCCCGATCCGACTTATCTGTTCAACTTGGTTGGTTCCCTGACGCGAATAGGCTTGGAGAAATTTTTGGCCACCGAAGTGTCTGGAACCGCCTGATGACCTCCGGCGGCGAACCCCTGGTCATCCGCATGGTGCTCCCCGGCGTGCCGAAGGCGTGGCAGCGCTCGGGCGAGCGGGTCATCGTGCCGAAGTCTGGCGGCAAACCGTTTGTGCATCACTACACCAAGAGCCAGACGGCGCGGGAGCAGGACGGCTTGCGGTTTATCGCCCAGGCCGCGATGCAGGGCCGGGCGCCGCTGGACTGCGCGATCGACTTCCGCATGACGGCGTTCATGCCAGTGCCCGCATCGTGGTCGAAGCGCAAGCAGGCCGATGCGCTGGCTGGGCTGATATTCCCCACGCCAAAGCCTGATTTATCTAATATAATCAAGGGGGTAGAGGATGCTCTGTTACAAATAGTTTACCGCGACGATTCGTTGATCGTTGATTCGTTCGCGTGCAAACGATACGCAGCGCAGCCAAGAATCGCGATCGAGATCAGAGTGCGGCTATGAGCCAATCCCCCTCCCCGGCGCCAGCCTGTGTGTCGTCGGTAGGCAGCGACCGGGTGGCGCGGCAAGCGGGCGCTGCGCCTTTTGGTGGGCGTACCGCGGCGCCGCAACACGAATTGCTGGCGGGAGGTGAACCGTTGGTCCGGCTGCCCCTGACCGGCGATTGCCCGGCTGCTGGCCCCGCGTTGCGGGTGTCCAGCGGGGTTGGCTGCGATCCGTGCGTGAGGCACTGGCCGGCGTGGCTGCGGGAGATGGCGGTCGAGGTGCCGATGGGGAGGGAGTTACCGTGAAAGAGCCAGTGGACCACATTCTGCGCCCGCAACTGCCGTGGCGAATTGGTCCCGGCATCACCGAGTGCGGTTACAGCGCCGAGAAGGTGCCCACCCTGACGCGGGCGGCCTATTTTGAGCGGCTAAAGGACATGGGGCAGCAGCGGTGTGCCATGGTGACGTGCATGACCTGTTCCGACACAGCGCGCCGTTGGGCGACGTGGGACGAGGAGCCGCGTCACGCAATGCAGCGCGAGATCGAATGGGAGGCCGGTGGAGGCTACCGCTTCCGCCGGGGTGATGAGCGCGGCGTCCGGCTGCGGGACGAGTTGCTGGCCGTCGCGGCGCTGATCGAAGCGCACCGGGAGGAGTTCGACGCCCATATCGCAGCGACGGAGCAACGCCGGGCATGGCTGGAGCAGAAGGCCGCCCATGCCGCCAAACCGAAGCCCAAGCAGCAGATATTCGGTCTGGACGCGCCCCCGCTGTGACCCCAGCCGACCGCGCCGTGATCCGCGAACTGGTGGCGCTGACCCTCATGGTGAGCAGACCGGGGTATACGTCCCTATCCGATGTGCGGCGCCAGCACGATGCCCTGGTTGCGGCACACGCTGCGTGGGAGGCGGGCAATTTCCCGCTTGCCAACGAACCGGACCAGGAATAGCCTTCTGATCGCGGTGGCCAGCCGGGGCTTTCCCGGCTGGTCCTAACCGCAGCGCAAAGGCCGAGTAAGCCTGAGCGCGAACTGCACCGATGAACCTTGGAGCCAGTATCGATGCCGAACGATATGTCGCCTGTTGCAGCGCAAAATGCAACCCTTTCCCTGCCTAACGTCCCTTCAAAGGTCCATGATCGCCTGGCGCAAGCCGTCGCGCCGCCACCCGAAAGGCCCAGAGGCTTCAACGATACCAGGGCGTCGGCCAAGGCAATCAAGGTGTCGCTGAATCTTGACCCGCTTGGGTTCGTCGGCGTGAAGGTGCCCGATGGGATGCCGCGGTTCACCCTTCCGGTGGACGTAGCGGGGCGGAAAATCCGGGCCGATCTCAATTGCAAAGCCATCCGCAAGGCAGTGGCGGCAGTCAAGGAGTTCGGACCGGATGGCGTCGCCATCGTGCTGACCGGCCAGTTGGAGAAGGGCGACACCCTATCATCGGCGGGGTTGTCGGCCATGCCGAAGACGCCCAAGCCGCAGAGCGAGGTCCCAGCCGAAGCAGGGTCCTAAATGGCCTCCCCGTTGCAGCACCGTGCGAGCGAGTGCGCCCGCGCTCTCATTGAGGACTACGCCGAGCGGCTGACCGTGCCGCAGATCGTCACCTGCGTGGCGACCGGCCTCATCCACCCCGACCGCATCAGCGATGAGCGCGCCGGCAGTCTGATCGCGCTTTACTGCGCCACGGTGGCCCCACGCACATGAAGCGAACTGATACCTGGATGCCGCTCGATATTGGTCGCTACATGGCGGACACTTTACACCTCACCACCGAACAACATGGAGCCTACCTGCTTTTGCTGTGCGCCTACTGGGGTGCAGGGCCGCTCCCAGACGATGATGGTTCGCTTGCCAGCATTGCGAAAATGCCCCGCAAAGCGTGGGATAGCCGAGCGCGAGACACAATCCGCGCGTTCTTTCACAAAGGCGACGATGGCAAACTGCATCAGAAGCGTGCCGACATTGAACGCGAGAAGGCGCAACGTATCAGTGAAACCCGATCGCAAGCTGGTAACAACGGGGCCTCTGCCAGATGGCATGGAAGCAAGCAAACAAATGGCAACGGGCATGGCGCATCGATAGCAAATGCCATGGCAAACGCATCGCAAACCGATGCACCTTCACCTTCACAAAGAAAGAAAGACTCCCCCCTTACCCCCCGCAAGCGGGGGGAGGATGAGCCGGATGCGGACTTTGATCGGTTCTGGTCGCTATTCCCCCGAAAGCAGGAGGGTCCCGGTGCAGCGCGCGGACCCTGGGCAAAGGCGCTAAAGGTCGCGCCACCGGCTGAGATCATCGCGGGATTGCAGCGCTATCCGTTCAAGCTGGATTTCCTCCCGATGGCCGCGACGTGGCTGAACCAGAAGCGCTGGCAGACGCAGCCTGATACGCCGCCACCCGCCCCGCCAAACGGCGCGGACCCCGACAATCCAGATGCTGGCTATTCCCGATTCCCCCGTCCCGTAGGGCTATTCTGACATGGCGCAAATCGAGTCACTTGCCGATCTGCTGGCTGACGCCGGCATCCGCCTGAAAACGCAGAAACCGGCACACACAGAGCACATCCGATGCCCTAGGTGCGGCGGCGGGAACTCCCGCGAGGTATCGCTTGCAGTCACGGTGGACGACGATGGCGAGGGGGCAACCTACGTGTGCCACCGTGGCAGTTGCGGCTGGCGCGGGGGTGGCCGAATCGGATCAGGTCGCGGGCTAGAGCGGGAGCGCCCGGTGAGCGTTCCCGCGCCCCATAGCGACGCCCAGCGAGCGAACCGTCCGGATTGGCTGCACGAGTTTTTTGCCTCGCGGAAGATAGGCCCCAGGGTGATCCGCGACCTCGGCATCTATGCCGTCACCCGCAGGTTCGCGGACCCGATCGGGGAGTCGCCGGCGATTGTTTTCCCCTACGTTTGGAAAGGCGAGGTGTGCAACCGAAAATACCGCCCGTACCCCGCTAAGAACCCGATGCAGCAGGAACGCGATGCGCTGCCGACGCTGTTCAACATCGATTCGCTCGGGACTGATCCGCAGGAGATCATTTTCGTGGAGGGCGAAATGGACGTTGCCGCGCTCATGGAGTGCGGCGTCCGGCACGTGGTCACGCTGAAGGACGGCGCCCCGAAAGAGGCCACCTTCAAGCCCGAGGATCGACGGTTCGAGGCATTGCGCACCCACTCGGACATTCTGAGGCGCGTGAAGCGGATTGTTCTGGCCGGCGACACGGACTCGGCCGGAACGGCTCTACTGGCCGAACTGGCGCGGCGCCTGGGACGCCACCGATGCCGTCTGGCTGAATGGCCGCGCGGCTGCAAGGATGCCGGGGAAACCCTCCTGCAACACGGCCCAGACGCTGTGCTGGGCATCCTGGCGGAAGCCGCGCCATACCCGATTGAGGGATTGCGGAGCACCTATGGGGGCACTCTCCTGTCGTTACAGCAGACCCGGCCGCCCGCAGTCATGTCCACCGGCGCGGACGCCAGCGACCGCGTGCTAAGCCTGCCGACCGAGGGGCGCTTGATCGTCGTCACCGGCTGGCCGAGCAGCGGCAAAACGGCGTGGACCCGATACATCATGGTTCATACCGCAACGCACCATGATCGCCGGTGGTGTGCCTTCAGCCCCGAGATGCAGCCATGGGAGCAATTCATCGCGGCATGCGCCGAGGTGGTGATCGGGAAGCCGTTCTGGCCACGCGATGGCCGTGAGACCATGAACATGCAGGACGTTATGCGTGCCGAGTCGTGGCTAACCGATCGCATCGTGATGATGGTCAACGACGCGGAGGACGAGCCGCCGACGCTGGATTGGGTGCTGGAACACGCACGCATGGCGATCCTGCGAGACGGCATTACCGATCTGCTGATCGACCCATGGAATGAGCTTGACCACACGCGACTGACTGGTGTTACCGAGACGGAATACATCGGGCGCGCGCTGCAACGGCTGAAATCGTTCGCGCTGCGCCACGGTTGCAACGTATGGATCATCGCCCATCCTGCCAAGCCAATGGCGACGAAGGCAGGCGAGAGGCGTGGCGCCCCAGGTCCTTACGACATCAGCGGCTCGGCTCATTGGGCGAACAAGACGGACCTCGGCATCACGGTGCATGTCAACGTCAAGGATATGACCACGCTATCGGTTTGGAAGGCGCGGCATCGACGCTGGGCCGCCCGGGATGCTGTGGCCGATCTGGCGTTCGATGAACCAACGGGGCGCTACGCGCCTCCCAAGGACCCAGACGGACAATCGGCGTTTGATGAAGGTCGGTGGGGAGAGTGAGCATGGTTCGAGCATCGGCAATGACACGGCTGGACGAGGGCGCGGCGGTCACGCTGGGGGCGAGGGGAGAGTTCCGATGAACGATGAGTATTCGGCGTTTCTGGCCAGCAAGGCGCCGCGCCCCGTAGCGGTGGGCACTGAGCCGTTGCCCATGCACAAGGCGCTGTTCGACTATCAAATGGCGGCGACAGAGTTCTGCATTCGGCAGGGGCGGGCGGCGCTGTTCCTTGATACGGGGTTAGGTAAGGCACTTGCGTCTGACACCATGGTTGTGACGCCCGCCGGGTACGTCCCTATCGGAAAGTTATTGCCGGGCGATCATGTCATCGGAGCGGACGGGAAACCGACGAAGGTTCTTGGGGTTTTTCCGCAGGGCGAGCGCCCTGGTTTCCGCGTCACATTCTCGGATGATTCCTCGCTAGTATGTGACATCGAACATTTATGGAATGTCCGAACGAAAACACAGCGCCATCGCGGCGATGGTTGGAAAACGTGGACATTAGCACAAATCATGGATCGCGGTTTGCGCGCCGACTCCGGAACCGCGCAAGATCGTCTCTTTATCCCTATGGTCGATCCGGTGCAGTTCAACGAGACGACTGACGAACTGCCGATTGACCCTTATGTGCTCGGCTGCCTCATAGGCGATGGTGGCCTGACGAGTTATACGCCGATGATGACCAGCGCCGACCCGGAAATTATCGATCGCATCCGCTCGGCGTTGCCTATAGGCACATCGATAGAGCGTCGGCGCTACACCAAGTATGATTGGGTCATTGCAGGAACTCGGGGAGGCAACCACCATGAGGCTAATCGCGTCACAGATGCACTTCGTGATCTTGGACTAATGGGCCATGGATCGCCAGAGAAGTTTGTGCCGACACCTTATCTCTTGGGCGCCGAGGACACGCGTCGCGCACTCCTGCAAGGACTTTTAGACACGGACGGAAGCGTGTGGCTGGATAACGGATGCCCTGTAATAGAGTTCTGCACAACATCCAAGAAATTAGCGGATGACTTTGTGTTTCTGGTGCAATCTCTTGGCGGGAAGGGGCGGGCGAGAGAGAAGAAAACCACCCACTTGCTTGCCTACCGCGTGACCCCGACATTCCCGAATGGAATTGCGCCGTTCTGGCTTACTCGCAAGGCCACGTTATACGGAGAACGCTCCAAGGGTATGCCTTCTCGGTCATTCCGAAATATCGAGCCTGTTGGCATTGTGGATATGACTTGCATCAAGGTAGAGGCGGAAGACGGACTGTTCGTAGCAGAGGGCTTTATCGTCACACACAATACGCTGTGCGAATTGGAGTTTGCGCTTCAAGGCGGCGAAGCGACGAATGGATGCTCACTGATCCTTACGACACTCGCAGTCGCGCCGCAGATCGAGGGTGAAGGATGGAAGTATGGCTACGCACCGCGCGTGGTTCGTGATGCGAGCGAGGTCCGCGCGGGCATCAACATATGCAACTATGATCGTCTCGAAAAGCTGGACCCGTCGCGCTTCGGATGTGTGGCGCTGGATGAGTCCGGGATCATCAAGAATTTCATGGGCAAGACAACCGGTGCGCTCATCTCGGCATTTGCTGATACGCCGTTCCGCCTTTGCGCCACCGCGACGCCGGCGCCAAACGATCATGTCGAGCTTGGCACTCATGCCGAGTTTCTTGGGATCATGCCGCGCGCTGATATGCTGCTGCGGTGGTTTGTCAACGACGCTTCGGACACCGGAACATGGAGGCTGAAAGGCCATGCCATCGAGCCGTTCTGGGATTGGGTGTCATCGTGGGCCGTCATGGCGTCGTCGCCCGAGGATATGGGGTTCGACGGCTCGCGGTTCGTGCTTCCTGCGCTGGAAATCCATAGGCACCGGACCATCGGCGATGCGCGTCCGGCCGCTGGGATGCTGTTCGCTGGCGACGTCTCAGCCACGACTATGCACGATATCAAGCGGCAGACCGCCGCCGCTCGCGCGGATGCCGTCGCATCGCTTGTGCATGAGGAGCCGCACGAGCCGTGGATGATCTTTTGTGATACTGATTACGAAGCTGACGCCCTCAAAAAGCGGCTGCCGGAAGCTGGCGACGTGCGCGGCTCAATGTCGATCGACCAAAAGGAAGCGGCCATCGAAGCCTTCCTTTCCGGTAAGGTGCCGTGGATGGTCAGCAAGAGCCGTATCATGGGGTTCGGTCTCAATATGCAGTTCTGTGCCCGCATGGCGTTCGTCGGCCGCACGTTCAGCTACGAGCAATGGTATCAGGCCGTGCGACGATGCTGGCGGTTTGGCCAGACGAGGCCCGTGCATGTGCATCTGATTGTGGCGGAGGGCGAGGACCAGATAGGGAGGGTACTGGATAGCAAGGCAGAAGCCCATGCCAACATGAAGGCGCAGATGATCGCCGCATCGAAACGCGCTATCCATGCGCGCTCGCAAATTCGCATTCCCTACAACCCAACCTACGAAGGACGCATCCCATCATGGCTCAAGTCCTGCGCTGCTTGAACGAATCCCACGGGGACACCTGGGCGGCATATCACGGGGATTGCGTGGACGTGCTGCGCCAGTTGCCAGACCGCAGTATAGGATTTGCGGTCTACTCGCCGCCGTTCTCAAATCTGTTTACCTATTCGGACTCCGAATGCGACATGGGGAACAACGCGACGGATGCGGAGTTCTTTCAGCACTATGGCTATGCGATCAAGGAAATGATGCGCGTGATGAAGCCGGGTCGGCTGTGCGCCGTGCATTGTTCGGATGTGCCGTTTACCAAATGGCATGATGGGCTGATCGGCATCAAAGACCTGTCCGGCCAGATCATCCGAGCGCATGAGGAGTGCTTCCCTGGATTTGTGCTGCACTCTCGCGTGACGATATGGAAATGTCCGGTCGTGGAAATGACGCGCACGAAGGCGTTGGGCTTGCTCTACAAACAACTGCAAAAGGACAGCACCCGCAGCAGGCAGGGGATGGCAGATTACCTCCTGGTGTTCCGCGCGCCGGGAGAG